CCGAAGTTCCGGCCATATTCAAATACGTTACCGACAACGGGTTCAACGCTGCGTATCATGTTCATTCTCCAGACGGATATTGGGAGAAGAAGCGCACGTACATCCGCAAGAACAATCCGGCATGGAGTGATAAACAGGTAGAAGAGGAGATCGGCAAACTCACGGCAACCATGCTTACCAAGCTGACCGAAGTGTTATCTGGGGCCAAGAATGCCGGAAAATTCTTCCACACAGTGGATGTTTTCGACCCGCTCTCGCAACAAACCAACATCTGGAAGGTAGAGGCGATAGACCAGAAAATTAAAGACTTCATCGAATCGCAACTCAAAGTCATGGAGGCGGCCAGCTCGGCAATCACATCCGGCCTCGGTCTGCATGCATCTCTGTCGAACATCATGGTTGCCGGGAAGCTCGCATCCGGTTCCGAAATGCTTTACGCCTACAAACTCTTCATGATGTCGAACACCGCCAAACCCACATACGACATTTTGGAACCCATCAACCAAGCCATCCGCTTTAATTTCCCCGACACTGATTTACAACTCGACTTCTATCACAGCAAACCTTTGACCGAAAGCGAGACATCCCCCAATGACCGCATAAAAAACTGACGCCATGATTTTCAATAAAACGAAAAAAGGCTCCGCAGAGCTATACAATCTCACCGGCACATGGTACAAGGCGAATGACTTCACCGGGATCAGCGAGGATATCGTGCTGGCCCAAAACGAAGTTATCAAACTGATCGGGAAAGCTACATTCGACCGGGCACACTCCCGGTATATGACGGACGAATATGATCCGGAAGTGTCATCCGATGATCCAGAAGACATGCTCGTACGGCGGGTGCAGTTGCCGGTGGCGTATAAAGCCATGCATCACTTCTACCAGCGAAACCTCGTGAGCCATGAGGACAGCGGCAGAAAGGTAAAAATCAGCGAAAACGAAAAACTGCCGTGGGCATGGCAGATCGAGAAGGACGATGCGGTTCTGCGCGATACATTCTTCCGAACGCTCGACGAATTGTATCTCTTCCTTGAGCAAACGGACATCAAAGAGTGGAAGGACTCACCGCTGCGCACCCAGCAACAACAGTCGATTCTCCGTACCCTCGACCAATTCGAAAGCATCTACCCGCTCGATGGCTCGTTCTACACCTTCTATACGCTTATACCCTTCATCCTCGAAGTGCAGCAGCGCTTTGTGAGGCCGATTGCCGGAGATCGTTATATGTCGCTCCTGTCAGACATAGATTCAGACATGGCTCTTGCAGCGCGGCGTTTTGTAGCTTTGAAGGCGATGGTGATAGCCGTCCAGAGACTTTCGGTGTCCGTATTCCCGATTGGGATCTCGCAGCGGTTTGCAGATTCATTTCAGGGTAAAGGGGCCGGAAAGACCCCCTCCACTGATGCGTTGAAATTCTACCTTTCAGCCCTCGATCATCAAGCAGCAACCGCCCTCGAAGAGTTTCACGAGGCTTTATCGGCTACTGCGGAAAAATACTCTCTTCTACCGGACAACGATCCCCGAAACAAATTCTTTTCTGTTCAATAATGAATACGATCGAAATACCCGCTATCGGCGTATGCAGGGAAATCCCCTCGAAATGGAGCGAGATGACACCGGAACAAGCCCGCGTTACGATGCGCCTGCTTTGGGATATGGAATCCGGCCTCATATCTCCGCTTGAGTTTCATGTGCGCGTCCTCTATCTTCTCCTCGGTATCAAACGGACATGGCGTTCGGTAATGTGGGAAAAACTCAATCGAGCCGCTGCCGAGCAGAAGAATGCCAACATTTTTTTGCTTTGCGAAAATCTCCTCGGCTGGCTGTTTACCGACACCGAGGACGGTCTGCTCCCGACATTCGACACCATACAGAATCCGCTGCCCGAAATCCATATCGGCAGCCATCGTTTGCGTGGGCCGGCCGACGCTCTGCAAGACCTGATTCTCGTGGAATTTCGGAATGCCCTGATCGCCCGCGACGAATTCTTGAACACCCGGCAACCCGCGGCCCTCGACCGGATGATCGCTTTCCTGTATCGACAGCCTTCGAAGCAAGCCAACCGGGCCGGCCGGTGTATCGTCCCCATCCGTCACGAGACCTTTGAGCGGGACGTATGCCATGCCCGCCGGATAGCTCCGTGGCAGAAACAGACGATTCTCATGTGGTTCTCCGCCTGCGTCAAATTTCTCCAGACCGGGACGATAGTTGTGGCTGGGGAACAGATCGACATGCGCACGATCTTCAGCAGCGAGGAAACTGCCCACGATACCGGCCCGAAGTTCACATTGACAGATGTAGCCTACGAACTGGCACGGGATCGGGCACTCGGCACGCTGAACGACATCGACGAAGAGGGCCTATATACTATATTCCAGATTCTACACCACAACGTAAAGCAAGCAAAACGCAATGCAAAAACTCATTAACCTACTACGATATCTGGTCAATATGCGTGTAACGGAGAACGAGGTAATCCCCGTTGTCGATGACACGCACGGAACCGAGCGGCTCAAGAGCGCAGACGGCCGTCAGGTCGTGGTTTCCTATCCATCACTACGGCAAACAGGAGAAACATCGAACTCCTATCAGGATCAACTCCCGGCCGCCATATTCGTCCTCGAAAAAGCAATGGCCGGGCAGCGTACCGATAAAGATGAACTCGAACAATATCTGTCGATGCTCGCTACGGTCGATATGATTTTGAAAACGTTACGGGCGGACACTCTGGGATATAACGCCTGTCCCCGTTTGGCCGGCATGACAATCAAGGTTGCAAATACGGTTCCGGTATACAAAGTATTCGGAAGCTGGGTCGGCTGGATGATTGAGATTGAATTCTGATTTCCGGCAAAATAATTGTAGGAATAAAAATATTCCTTTTTACTTGTAAGGGAATAATTTTATTCCTATATTTGTACCAGAAACCAAACAACTGCACAATGCCCATACTTTTTTACTATTTAGGACTGAAGTTCTTTTTTTACTCGAACGATCACGAACCGGTTCACGTACACGTCAGCAACGGAGAATGTGACGCAAAATTCATG